AAGAACGCTTCCGGCGGTACTCATGCTACATTGATGGCTAACAGGTATCGTGGCATAGAGAATCCGTTCGGTCACATCTGGAAATACACTGACGGGGCCAATATACAGGTCACCACAGGCGATTCAGGATTGTCTATTCTATTTACTACCGATGACCCATCGAACTTCAGCGACACCTCTTACACCGGTTATGACAAGAAGGGCAATATCTGCCGTACTAACGGTTATGCCAAGAAGATGTTGCTTGGGG